TTACTCAAAATCAAGTTACTGTCGTTACCTGCACGAACCTGTCCAGTGGTGATGCTTGTGCTAATGCCTGCATCTGCAATTGGTGTACCACTTGTGTCTTTGAGCACAATAACGCCGCCTAGGCTGTGTGTGATAACCAAATAACCATCACTGTTTACACTTGCACTTACACTGGTTACATTGGCACCATTGATGTCACTTGCCAAATCTGCTAGTGTTGTGCCACTTGTTGTGACACTGACTGCAGTCGAAAGTGTGGTGCTGTTTGCAACACTGGCTTGAATTGTGAATGTTTCACTGCCAGTGATTGGGTTAGCACTGTTGATTGTGCCAGTAACATTCAAATCGCCTGCAGCATATCTGCGGAACAATTTGTAAGTTGCTGTGTCATTTTCTGTTACATCATACTGTACATAATATGTGCCAACAGCAATAAGCTCACCGCCTGTGCTGTCTAGATCTGCTAGAGCACTACGATCATTTGCATACAAAGGTGCACTTACTGCTTCAAACTCTGCTGTTGTGCTGTTGTAAACACTTACATCAAAACTAGCACCTAGGTTGCTTGCTGTTGTTTTGATCCATACACTACCACTTGGACGTGGTGTTGTGTCTGTTGACTTCCACTGTGGTACAGTGTAGTGTGGATCTTGTGCAAGTAGTGGGCATGCATATGTGCCTGCTGTCAAGCCTGTGTCAGTTAAGATTGTACCACTGTTGTTGGCAAGGATAATTTTGCCGTCTGTGGTTGAACCATCACTGGCTGCACTGCTTGTTGCATAGATTTCAATCTTGTTGCTCTTAACACCTGCTGTCACACCTGTGATACTTGCATTGTTGATGCTTGTGGCAAGAGCAGTTACAGTTGTGCCACTTAGTGTAACAGTTGTACCGTTGATAACAATACTGTTGCCATTTGTTAGTGTTGGACTTGCTGTTGTACTTTCAATTGTTGGCCAGCTGGTCTGCCATGAGCTGCCACCAACCAGTACCCATGCATTGTCACGGTTTTTATAATAAACAGGATTTGAAGTGTTTGTTGTAACCACTGCATAGTCGCCAATGGCACCAATTGAAGTTAGTGGCACGCCACCTGTTAAATCATCAGTGCTGGTGATAACTGTTGGAATCTTGTTTGTAAATGCACCTGTGCTTGCAGCAAACTGGAAAATACCCCAGCGTGTGTCTGTGCCCACATCCATCCAAATAGTACCATTACTTGGTGCGCCTGTTGGACGACTTGTGCTTGGTGCAAGTTCAGCAAGATCAACATCTGCACGAAGTACATATGCTCTGTTGCTGATGCCTAGCAAACTGTATGCTGCCAACAATCCGTATTCGTTTAATTCATAACCATGAATTGGTGTGCCTGCTGCACTGTTGTAGAAACTTGGATTACCAAATGTTTCTGTTAGTTCGCGCTGGCTACTTACTAGGAAGGTGTTACCAGCGTTCGCCGCTGTTGTGCCTGTTGCAGTACCAGAACCTGAACCTTTTGTTTTGTCTTGTGCTGTTGCAACAATAATAGCAGGTACACTGCCTTGTTGAGTAGCCACATATTGACTCTCATCTGTTACTGTTACTTCAACACCTGCTGAAATCAATGCCATGTTCAAATCCTCTCAGAGTTAGGTTTAATTCTATTGTATTATTTATCGTACAACACCAAAAACAACCTAAAAACCTATTTCCCTTTAAAGGTGTGTAAATAAAGCATGCAACGACCAATGTGTGAACAGTGTGGACAACGTCCCAAGGCAGTTAATTACTACATAGGCAAAAAAGTCTACTTTAGGAAAAAATGTGAGCAGTGTTTGAAGTCTAACAAACCTGTTAAACCTTTGTGGGTTGACAGTGGATACAAACTCAAACGTGTTTGTGAAGCATGTGGATTTAAACCTGTGATAAGATCACAAGTTACAGTATTTTACATAGATGGAAATTTAACTAATGTTGCCGCCAAAAATCTTAAGACTGTGTGTCTTAATTGTAACGCAGAACTTATTAAAACTGGGTGGGCACGAGGTGACCTAACACCTGATGTTTGAGCTCTTGTATAGTACCATCATTTTGTAAAACATGATCTTTTGTGGCTTTTACCCAACGCCATTCGCTTGGATGAATATCAGTGGGTTCTTTGCCTGTAGTTTCATAATCCACTAACCACCTAGGATCACCGTTGCGTCTTACTTCCCAAACCTCACCACCAATGCTACGGATCATGTTTATTTCATTTTCAAATCGTACATCAGGGATGACATAGTTTTGTTCTGGGTTGTCTAGTATGGTTTTTTTGAGGAGACTTACCCAGACTCCATCATAAAACCCATCACGCATGCAATCAGTACCAAATAACTGAAGCACCAAACGAGGAGTGACTTCCATTTGCGTTTCATCACTCCAATAGTTGTCGCGCTGTTCTCTCCACTGTCTGCTTTCATCTGTATCCCCTTCTAGCATTGCTCTATCCCAACCAAAGATTGTGCTTACACCGTCTTTGAGTTTGTCAGCAAAACTTACTTTTACAAAGCCTTGTTCCACAAGGATATCACCAACTGTGCCTTTGCCACTTCCAATAAGTCCGCAAATTCCTACTATCATAGATATTTTCTAACCTCTTGTGCCCAGGCACATTGTCCTGCGTGTGTTAAATGAAATCCATCTTGTTGCATACAGTTGTTTTGTATACCATATTCATAAGGTGTTACAGGTATGTAATTTGTTTTGTCTATACTATCCCAATAGGTTGTATTGTAACATTGTCCAAGCAAATGCTCATGTTGTGTCTGCGAAAATATATTGTATATAAAAGTCCATTTGAAGTCAATATTGTATTGCTGTAGATAGTTAACAAACATCACAACATGATACATGTTTAAGTCGCTGAAGAATGTTTTACTTTGTGATGCATATTGTGCCTTAAACACATCTCTAACAGTTCTGCCAGGATGAAAGTTCCATGTTCCTCCTAGTCCTCCACTTTGCACTAAATGTACATCACTGTAAGGACCAGCATCAAAACCCACAGGAAAACTGAAGTAGTATTCTGGATCTACTAAATCCACAGGTGTTGGTATACTGGTTCTGTTTAATCCAGTAAACATCACAAACACTTTTTTGTATTCATTGTGTAACAGTGCATGCACACCAGTTCTAGCAATCCATGCATTGTCAACACCACCCTTGGCATACACACTGTAGTCATCAAAAAGTACATCATGCCATGAGGCTTGATCTACATCAGTATAACTGCATCCAAGTATTAGTGTTGTCATTTATCCTATTACAAATGATAGTGGATCTGAACCGTCAACGTAGTTTTTGAGCTCTTCGTCTAGAGCCTGCATTTCTGCTTGTGCTTCTGCTTTAAGTGCATCACCATTTAGACTTGTGCCGCCTTGTGGGCCTGCAATTGTGGCAAACTTTGATCTTGCTTCACCTAGTGTAAATTTTGCAAGTGCCAAACTATAGTCTTGGATCCAAGGTTGTGCTTGTCTATCTTGCAACAACTGGTTATCAGGCTTGTAATTATATACCCAAAGAATAACCTTTTCACCTGTGGCATTGAACTTGCGTAGCAGTGTAAGCACTTTGGTAACAGGATTGTATTCAAAGTTTACAAAGCCACCAAACATTCTAGCACTTAGTTCTTGGTATTGATAAAACATTTCGTATGTGGCTTGTCCACCTACACGGCCTGCTTGTATAAGGTAAGTGTTAACATAGGCTGCTTCAAATGGCTCAAACTGTGTGGCATTGTCTGCATTACTACCGCCAACTGCACGCCTAAACACTTGACGTACATCTTCTATTTCATTTGGTAGCACATACTCTTGTTGATTCTCAACAATCTCTAAAAACACATATGAACTCTCTACACTGTTGCCTGCACGTTGACGATAACGACGTAGGCTCTGATTGATACACATGTCATAGTGACCAGGATCAAGTTCTACGTCAACCATGTCTCCGCCTAAGCGAAAATAGATATAGTCTCTGATGTCATTTTTGAGTGTTGTAACGTCTGCAGCCATAGTGATTCCTTGTACGATACATTATTTATCGCTATTTGACTGCTTTAAGAATCACTGTTTGATCGTTAAACCTACCATTCATTTTGGTTTCAACACCTTTGATGTTGTCTAAGAACTTGCGCAACTGTACTTTGCCGCTTTTGTTGAACTCAGGTAACTGTTGTTCAGGTTTGCGCAGTGTCTTTGCCACACTTTTGTTTGTATCAAAGAATTGTAGTGTAGTGCCTTTGACCTGCAGTGTCTGATGTTGTTCTGCAACATACTTGCCAATCTTGCGTGTCTTTGTGTTAAACACCCACAACTCTGTAGCACCAATGATGTCTACAGGGTTGATACTGGCCACAGCATACTTGCTGTCACTCACACAATAC